TCCTTGGCCGCTTGCGGTCCGGCAACGTGCGGCAGTTTGGCGCTGCATCCACACCTGAGGGCTTCCGCTGGATGTGGAACACCTTCGGCAGTGAGGATGCCAAAGGGCGTGCGGATCGCAAGCTGATCAAGATGCGATCAGCAGACAACCCACACCTGCCGCCGGACTTTATCGAGCGGCTAGAGGCCAACTACGACCCAAACCTGCTGCGGGCCTACCTAGACGGTGAGTTCGTCAACCTCACCACTGGCACTATCTACGACCGCTTCAGCCGCGACAAGCACGTGGTGGCTGAGCTGCCAGACCTAGACCGCGAGCCGTTGCGTATTGGCGTTGATTTCAACGTTGGCAACATGTCTGCCGTGATCGGCATCCGCACCGGCAGCAGCCTGCTACTGATTGATGAGATCAGCGGCGCCCATGACACCGACGCATTGGCGCAAGAGATCCAAGCGCGTTATCCGCAGCGGCGTATCTACATCTACCCAGATGCCAGCGGCGGTAACCGCAGCACCAACGCAAGCCAGACCGATATCCAGATCCTGGAGTCCTACGGCATGTCAAACCAGTCACCACGCGCAAATCCTCCCGTCCGTGATCGCGTGGCTGCTGTTCAGGCTTTGCTGGAAAACGGCAAGGGCCAGGTCAGGCTCACCATTCACCAGCGCTGCAAGCGGCTGATCGAATGCCTAGAGCTGCAGTGCTACACCGACAAGGGTGACCCGGACAAGGATGCCGGCCATGACCACATGAACGACGCGCTGGGCTACTTGGTCTGGCGTGAGTTCAACCCATTACACGCAGGTGCTGGGCGATCTACAGGCATTAGGCTATATTGATTCCGCCAATCATTAACTCTACCCATGCTCAAGGGCGTCGAACTACTCGCCAAGGTCAAAGAACTGGGCAATGCGCCCAAGTCCGAACTGGTGCGCGCTTGCGGCTACGTGATCAAGGATCGCGTGGCATTCACGCAGTTTTACGAGGCGCTGCTGGAAGCCAAAGGCGTTGACCTAGGCAGTAAGACAGCAAAGCGCGGCCGCGGCCTGACATACAAGGCAAAGGTGCAATTCAATGGCAAGCTGCAAATCGGTGACGGCTACCTGCGTGAGATGGGTTACGAGCCCGGCGCTGAGTTTGACATCAAGATTGGCCGCAATAGCATCACGCTGACTGCTGCTTAAACTGCATTCATGACTGCGGCGCTGTAATGGTCTATTCCGGCTATAACTTTTACGACCGGCCCATTGCGCAGCGCCGCGTTACTCGCGTGCAAGATGCCAATACGGCGTGGTATGCACAAGAGCCGCATTGGATCCTGATCGAAGATCTGCTGCAAGGCACCTATGGGATGCGCCGCAAGCATCGCCGCTACCTGCCGCAAGAGCCGCGTGAGCTGGATGAGTCCTACGACAACCGCCTAGCACGCAGCGTGGTGTCGCCGTATTACCAGCGCCTTGAACGGATGCTGGCAGGGATGCTCACACGCAAGCCAGTGCGGCTTGATGACACAGCAGATGTGATCCGCGAACAGTTGTTTGATGTTGATCTACAAGGCAATGACCTTAACGTCTGGACCTACGAAACCACGCGCAAGATGGTCCGCTATGGCCACGTTGGTGTATTGGTGGATGCACCTGCTGATGGGGGTCGACCCTACTGGGTGAGTTACACACCACGGCAAATCCTTGGCTGGCGCGCTGAGCAGCAGGAAGGCCGGCAGGTGCTAACGCAACTGCGGCTTGCAGAGACGGTCACCGTGCCTGATGGCGAGTTTGGCGAGAAGGCAGTGGAGCAAGTGCGCGTTCTGACGCCAGGTGAGTTTCAACTGCACCAAAAGCAAGACAACGGCGACTTTAAGGTTGTCGACGAGGGCCGCACAAGCCTTTCTGAGATTCCTTTCTCAGTTGCTTATGCGCAGCGGCATGGCTTCATGGAGTCACGGCCACCGCTGGAAGACATCGCCGAGCTGAACCTCAAGGCATATCAGATCCAGAGCGATCTCGATAACCAGCTCCACATCAGCGCTGTGCCGATGCTGGCGTTTTATGGCTTCCCATCTGCAGCAGAGGAAGTCAGCGCTGGACCTGGCGAGGCGATCGCATTCCCTGCTGATGGCCGCGCTGAATACATCGAACCCGCTGGCCGCAGTTTTGATTATCAGTTTCGCAGGCTTGAGCAGCTTGCACTGCAGATCAATGAGCTAGGTCTGTCGGCAGTACTGGGCCAGAAGCTATCTGCTGAAACTGCTGAGGCAAAGCGCATTGATCGCAGCCAAGGCGACAGCACCATGATGGTCATTGCACAGAACGTGCAGGACATGATTGACAACTGCCTGCAGTTTCATGCGCAGTACATCGGCAACAACACATCTCCTGGCAGCAGCTATGTCAACCGTGACTTCCTTGGCACACGCCTTGAACCGCAGGAGATCCAAGCGCTGCTGCAGCTTTACACCGCAGGCACCATCACGCAGGAAACCTTACTGCGTGAGCTTGCCGAAGGCGATGTACTAGGTGACGACTTTAACGTAGATGAGGAGCTTGAAGCTACGGCCAATGCGGGGCTTGATCTACAACCTGCTGGACTGGGTGACCGACCGCTTAGTGGACCTGATGATCTGGATGGAACCGAGGAAACCGAGGAGGCAAGAGCTTGATTATCACGTCAGCGCCTTGCCGGAACAGGTCTTAGCCATCGTGCGGATCAGCTGGTACAAGGAAGGCAGGCCAGATGAAATTGACGAAACGATCTTGTACGAAGACGGGCAAAACGGTTATGACGCATTCGCTGCATTGGTTACTACTGCATTGAACCGCGGCGCTAATGTCAGCATCCGCAGCGGCTATCAACCGGAAGATCTTGGCATTGAACGATGAGCACACCAGAAGCGCTATATCGCAATGCAATAGACCTCAACCGCTACAGCAATAGTGTTGCGCGGCGCGTCATCAATGCTTACAACGACATCATCATTGATGCGGTCAATCAGCTGCGCACCATTGATGAGCTGTCGGCACCAGTCAAAGCGGCACGGCTGCGGGCGATTCTTGCGCAGTTGAAGGACTCACTTGGTACGTGGGCAGGTGATGCAACTGAGCTGACAGCATTAGAACTGCAAGGCATTGCAGAGCTGCAATCTGAGTTTGTGGCGGATCAACTGCGGCGTGCATTGCCAGCAGGTGCACGCGATGCGGTGCGCACCGTTGAGATCAGCCCTCAATTTGCGCAGTCAGTGGTGACCACTGATCCGACACAGATCAATGTGGTGGCGCTCAGTGATGACCTGTTTGCTGCAGTGCAAGGTGCACCGGCAACGTTTAGCCTCACCGCAGCGCAAGGCGCCACGATCACGTTGCCCAATGGTGAAGTGGTTACCAAAGCATTTCGCGGCATTGCCGTGGATCAAGCTGAGCGGTTTAGCCAAGTCGTGCGGCAAGGCTTGCTGACTGGTGAGCCGACGCCAGCCATTGCCAAGCGGCTGATTGGAAATCTTGAATTTGGCGAAGAAGCCAAGACCGTGAAACAGCTAGTTGCAGCAGGCGGCCAGGCAACAGCGGTTGCCGACAATCAGATCGTTAGCCTTGTGCGCACCAGCATCAACCAAGTAGCCAATGCAGCTAGTCAGCAGGTATATGAAGCCAATCAAGACATCACTAAGAAGTATCGCTATGTGGCAACATTGGATACCCGCACCAGCAGCATTTGCCGTGCATTGGATGGCCGCGAGTTTGAATACGGCAAAGGCCCGACTCCGCCGCAGCACTTCAACTGCCGCAGCACAACGGTGCCAGTGATCGACTATGACGAACTAGATTTCATCCCGCCGCCGCCGGCAAAGCGTGCATCGGCAAGTGGTCAGGTGCCAGCGGATCAAACCTATGGGCAGTGGCTGGCAAAGCAAGATCTTGAGACCAAGGCCAAGGCATTGGGCGCTAACAAGGTGCCGTATTTCAACCGGCTTGCCGATAAATACGGCCCGACTGACGCCATCGCCAAGCTAGTCCGTGATGACGGCTCAGAGCTAACCTTGGATCAGCTTCGTGCACGATATGGACCTGCCTAGCCTGCGGCATTTTCGCAATGAAGGCATCTACTTCATCTCAAGCGATCCCGTAGAAGCACTGCATGGCGAGGCATGGGTGCCAGCTATCTACACCGACAAGGGCTGGGCAACAGCAGACGGCTCTACACTGTTAACAGGTATTGAGGAATGGCGCGATGCCACTGAAGCAGGGCAAGTCGCAGGCTGCAGTATCAGCCAACATCAAAACGGAGATGAAAAAAGGCAAGCCGCAAAAGCAAGCGGTAGCAATCGCGCTCGCAAAAGCCGGCAAATCACGCAAGGGTAAGAAGTGATGGCTAAGAAGCCTGGCCTATACGCCAACATTGCCGCTAAACGCAAGCGCATTGAAGCTGGCAGCAAAGAGCGCATGGCACGCAAGGGTGACCCTGATCGTCCTAGTGCCGCTGATTTCAAGGCTGCGGCTAAGACTGCCAAAAAGCCAAAATCACGGAGGGCAAAGTAATGGCACAACGCAGAGATCGCATTGGCAGATTTGCCAGTAGCGGCGGAGTTACGTATGGCAATCGTAGTGATCGCAATTCCGACGCCCGATGGGCCAAACGTGAGACTGCCAAGCTAAATAAAGAGCAGGCAACGCTGCAGCAAAAGCTGGACAAGCTGAAAGCCAATACCCCATCAGCCAAAGTCGCATCAGCGCAAGCCGGCCTTGCTGGTGCACGCGCTAAAAAGGCTGCTGCTGCTGAAAAATTGGCGGCAAGCAAGGCTCGGATGGCCGAGCTTAAAGCGCAGCTTGCAGCCAGCAAAGCTCGCCTTGGCGGCAAGTCTGCCACTAAGCGCGGCGCCCGCAAATGATCACCTACCGCGGC